CCCCACCACCATTCGTAGCAGCCCACGCATTAAGCGAATCAACACCACCAAGCGCCCATAGCTCAGCTGGATAGAGCAGCGGACTTCTAATCCGCAGGTCGCAGGTTCGAATCCTGCTGGGCGTACTCGTTTATCTTTGCGAAATGGGAGCGACGCACCAGTTAGCTCTCACGACCAATTCTGCGTTTATCGCAGGTCGCGAGTTATCCGCAGGCGGCGGAAGAGTTTGCGACGACGGCTGCGATTATTTTGCTCTCTCCATTTCCCCATGTAGATCGCCGTGGGCGGGGGTTGCTTCCGTCTGTCCGAGAAATCGCCCGCGAACTCTCGCGCTCTCGGTTGAGAACCCCCTTGCTTGTTAGCACTCTGGTTGGGACCGCGAGGCGGACGCAACCTGCCGCGAACCGGCGTCGTCGCTTTCGAGGCGGCGTTGTAGCGCCGCCCACATCCGCCGTTGCTTCCGCCAATCGACCGTGGCGGTGAGAAGGCGGAGGTCGGTTTCCTTCACCGCGTCGCGGCCGCGCTCGGTGCGCGGGAGGAACAGGATTTGTTCCTGAAGGTCAGGGGCCAGGTTCAAGAGAGACATGATCTGCGTCATGCGAGCGGTAGTGATCTGCCCGAAGCGGGCCAACTCCGACTGGTCGGCTGCGACGCCATCACAGATCAACTTTTCGCAACGGATGGCCAGCGCCATCAGGCGGGCGACTCGCGGGACGCGTCCGGTTGGCACCGCTGGGGCCTCGCCGCCGCGAAGTTGTTTACGGCCGTGGTTTCGGCGGGCGACATGGAATTGTCGAATGACTGTTAGTTGGCTATTCATGCTACGTCCTCCTGGCGGTTGGCAAGTCCGTGAGTTAGCGATTTGATGCCGCAGGGGTGAAACGTCAGGGAGACGCTGCCGCGCTGACCGTCGTACTCGACCCGTTCGACGAGAAGCTCCAAAACGCGGGCCTGCTCTCGCGGCGCGAGCGATTCCCACATCTGGTCGAACTCGGCCAAGGCCGTCGCTACCTCAGCTTCTTCCACGAGCTCGCCGCGTAACGCGATGAGCTCGTTGTCGATTTCCGTGAGTCGGCGCTCGGCAACGCGGACACACTCCTGCACGTTCGCCAAGCGTGAGACGCGTTCGACGTGGTCAGTCATCGCCGCCGCGGCCTGCAGCCTGGCGTGGTCGTCGCGCAGTTGTCGCTGAAGGGCTGATCGCTCCTGTTCCAACCGCTCGATGCCGGCCTCTGTTTGCTGGCGGACTTGTCTTACCGTTTCCACGACGATGGTCGGCTCGCGGCCAATACCCTTGATCTGATCGGCGACGAATCGCTCGATTTCGCCGGCGGGAACGGATGGCGAAGGGCATTCCGACCAGCCCCGTTGCTGGGCCGTACCGCAGACGTAGTAGCGGTAGCGGCGGTTCCCCTTGGCGGTGTAGGTATGGGACATTGCGCAGCCGCAAGGTCTGCAACGCAGCAGGCCACGCAGTAACGCGCCGTGCTTGTTGCGAACGGCCCGACCGCCAGTGTGACCGTTCCGCTGCAAGAGGGCCTGCGCTTTGCGGAACAATTCGTCGGGGACAATAGGCGAATGCTCGCCTCGATGCACCTCGTCCTTGTAACGAATCTGGCCGATGTAGGTGACGTTCGTGAGCAGCGCGTACAGGCTGTTCTTCGTGAAGAGCCGCCCGCCGCGCTGGATTCCCTTCTTGGTCTTCCAGTGCTTCGTCGTCCAACCTCGCCGGTTGAGCTCGGTCACGACGGGCAAAAGCGCCTGGCGTTCGAGGTACAGCTCGAAGATCTGCCGTACCTGCCGGGCCTCGACCTCATCGACAACGAGCTTCGTCTCTTGAACCGTGTAGCCGAGAAGCGGCATGCCGCCTGACCATTTACCCTTGCGGCGCGTGGCAGCGATCTTGTCGCGGACACGTTCGCTGATCATTTCCCGCTCGAACTGGGCGAACGAGAGGAGCACGTTCAAGATCAACCGACCCATCGACGTGGCCGTGTTGAACTGCTGCGTGACGCTGACGAACGAGACGCCGTGCTTCTCAAATGTCTCCATCATGCGGGCGAAGTCGAGCAGCGAGCGACTGAGCCGATCGACCTTGTAGACGACCACGCAGTCGATTTTGCCCGCCTCGATATCGGCCAGCAGGCGCTTCAGCGCGGGGCGTTCCATGTTGCCGCCGGTGAAGCCGCCGTCGTCATAGTGTTCGCTCAGGCGTTGCCAGCCCTCGTGGCGCTGGCTGGCGACGAATGCTTCGCCGGACTCTCGCTGGGCGTCGAGCGAATTGAATTCCTGTTCCAGCCCCTCGTCGGTGCTTTTGCGGGTGTAGACGGCGCACCGCACTGTCGAGATGTCCTTCGGTTGGTTGCGGCGTTTCATGCGGCACCTCCTTCCATCTCCAGGTTGAAGAACTTGAAGCCGTTCCAATGCGAGCCGGTGACCTTCTTCGCTACGGCGCTGAGCGACTTGTAGTGTTCGCCCTCGAACTCAAAGCCATCCGCGACGACCTTGACCTGGAGCAGCCGGCCCTTGTAACGGCGCGTGATCAGCGTGCCGGGAAGGGGAAGACGCGAACCGCCTTCGGTGCGGAAAGCGGCCGTAGTGGTGCGCGTTGGCGCGTCCGATGACGGCTTGGCCTCGCGCGGCGCGGTGACGCGCAGGTCCGACGTATCGGCGAGTTCGTCGGCCCGTTGGCGGGCGAGCTCGGACAGTCCGCCCCCTTCGAGCGACTGCATCCGCCAGATGATCCGACGGACGAGCCACTTGCGGTTGCAGGCCCGCGTCGTTTCCTGAAGAAGTTCGGCATACCGCTCGCGCAGCTCGCCGACGGTCAGCCGCTCTAGCGCGGCGACCTCTTTACCCACGTTCAACATTTGCTTCGTTCCTTGTGTTCGGGACTCTCAAAACCGTTAACCCGTGTGGACACTGAGCACGGTTTCTCCCAAAACCTCAAGGCGTCCGGCGGAGGATTCCGGAGTGGTTGTTGGCGGTGCGGCGGCTTGCCCGATCAGCCGGCGGCGCTGCCGCAGACGGAGCACGCCCTTCGCAAGGATGCGGACCAGTTCATGACGGCGCTGTTCGGGCGTCATGTCGGCGGGAAGATCGACGGCATACAGCGTCGCTCGCTGGGGAGTCATAGCGGAGATATGGTGTTGGTTTGTCATCACTCCGTTTCCTCATCGCTTCGGCGGTAATTCAAGCGCCACAAGTTTCGGGCCGTATCGCGCGCGAAACACTCGACAAAGGTCTCATCGATATGCCAACCGGCAGCATGGACCATTTCATGGATCAGCACTTCCAGACGCTCTTCGCCGTGAAGGGTAGACGAGATGCGAATCTCTTTGCCCGGTTGAGTCGGCGGATCGCAGTCGCCGCGATTCGCCATATTCGGCGCGAACCGCAAGCGCCAGACCTTGCCGAGAATCTTCAGTCGCTGCATATCAGGCCGCCTGTTGCTTGGTACACGCTCGAAGTTGCAACAGTTCGTAGATCGTGGGTGGCTCGCGATCTTCTTCGTCAAGGGCTGCCGGTTCTACGAAGACCACAGGCAAATGCAATTCAATGGCCATATTGATCTCGGCTTGCACACCAACGCTTTCCCGCCAACCAGGTAGGGTCAGTACTGCCAGCGTGTCGCAGCGCGAGAGGAACTCGCGATCCACCTGCGACCAGAACTCCCAACTCGTCGGCATGCCGAAGGCGGCGATGGGATGGCTGTGTGCGATCGGCGAGAAGACGGTGATGCCGGATCGGAGCAATGTGGCGGCAGCGCGACAGGCTTCGCGAAAGCGCCACTCGCGCACATGCACGTCCGAATGCGTATAGGGACTGGCCAGATAAATCATTGCTGGTCCTCCGCGGGTGCGGTGAGTTGTTCAATCAGTTCGGCGCTTGCTCCAGGGCTAGGCCGGTCGTCCACCAAGTGCCCCGTCGCCAGAGCGTCGAGCAGGATGCCCAAGCATGCCCGCGCGTGGGCCAAGTGCGAGACTCCGCTTTCGGCATCGTCGTCCTGGCCGTCGAACCATTGCACGAGGTGCCGTCGCGCCGCCGCGACGTACACCGACGCCTTGACGTTCGCGGTGCGCCAGTTGAACGCACCATATTTCTTGGCTCCCAGCGCCATCACAGCGCTTTCCAGGATCTCGGCGGCCGGCGGAATCAGATGCAGCGGTGGCTTGCGGACGCCGACGCGATCCTTGGGGTTCTCACCGTCGCCGCCGGCTTGCGCTACTGGAACTGCCGGAAATCGGATGGTCATCGGTCGGTCGGACATACCTTTTATCCCTCTCCAGGATTGCACCGGCAGGAAACGTGCTCGTTGCAGCAGTCGTCGCATTCACGCGCGGTGGACGAGCGAGGTTCGGGCGGTGCCTGCTGAGATTGATGCGAATGAATGCCGGCCTCTGGTTCGCCGCCACACTTGATGGGCATTTCGCGGCGTCGCAGTTGAGCCGCCTCGTCGTTCACTTCAATCCGCATGGTTGCTCCTTATCGAGATTTCAACAGCCAAGGTTCGAAGAACGCGCGGCGACCGTTAATCACGACGCCGCATCCGAGAATGGGTTTGGCAACGATCCGGCGGCCGTACTCAAACTGCAAACGGCTGGCATCGATGCCGCAACCGACTGACAGACCGAAAACGCGAAACTCGGGATTGGCCCACCACTTCACGCCGGCCTGGCTGTGAAAGTGGCCCAACACGGTCGAGCGGAAATGGTCTTTCGCCTGCGCCAGTGCTGCGTCATTGCCGCCGCGCCCGCTGTCGCCATGCGAATAGATCACGCCGTCGATGCTGATCTTGGAAAATCGCGGATGAACGATCCAATCGACTTCCCAGAGATCGGCATAGTCGCGCAGCACCTGCGTGGGCAGTCCGACCGAAATCGCTTGGCGCTCGGTTAGTGCATCGTGATTCCCCAGGAGCCAATCGGCCTTCGGGAACGCACGGGCCAGCGAAGTGACTTGCCGCTTGGCGGTTTCAAACTCGCGCGTCGCATTACTTAGCGCCGGACTCTTCTCGTGAAAACTGATCGAAGCCCAGTCCACCAGGTCGCCGATATGCACCACGCGATTCACCTCGTAGGCGTCGGCGACCCGCTTCAGGAAATCGACGTACCCCAGGCGCATCCCGGGGCAATGCGTATCGCCGATGACAAGCACGCGGGCCATTGATGCTCCTTCAATTTGCCGACAAAGGCGACGGATGGGCAAACGGAAAAACGTGACTGATGAACTCGCCGCAGCAATCGCTCGCGATGGTTAGCGGCCAGTCGTGAATCACGACCAGGCGTGGAGGCGGGCCCTTTGCGGCTTCGATGTCCGACGGTTCAGGCGGATAGCGCCGGCACCGACCGACATCACTTACGGCATGCGTGCGTTGCCAATGACGACAGCGAGAGCAAGTTCGTTGCATGTTTCATTTCCAGTTAGAAAGGGATTTCGTCGGGCGCTTCCTGGTGAAACTCCAGCACTTCGGCGGGCATTGGCTCGGGCACCGACCCGAGCTCGTAGTCGGTGATGCGGTCATAGGGTTCGCCGGCGACGGAGCGAACGGTGATCGAGAGCGTGGTCGCGAGCGCCCCGTTTTGCGCGAGTTCCACCGCGCGCTCGGCGCTAGTGGGCACCGGATCGGGCGAGCGGCGTTTCCACCAGGCGACGGCCTTCTGCCGAGCGAAGCCGATGTGCTCGAAGCACACCCATTCCGACTTGTATTCATGCCAGCCGATCTTGTAGTCGACCCGCATCGTTTGCGGATCACCTTCGCGGGCGTCGCGTTTCGTATGCACGGTGTAATAAACGTCGCTCACGCGATGCGTCGTCAGCGTTACTTGCCCCGACAGTACGCCGGCTTCACTGGCTTTCGACTCATGAGCCGGGCGCTCTGGCGGCGGAAACGCATAGCCGCAATCCGGGCAGTTGGCGTAGCCCGCGGCGATCACTGAATGGCACTCAGGACATTCCTTGGCCGGCGCTGGACCGCCGCCGTTGCCATCGCGACTCTTGGGCTGCACCTGATCGACAGGTCCGTGTCGCAGAAGATTGCCGCCAAAATCGAGTACCAGGCAGTTCTGCTTGCCGGGATGTAAACGGAAGCCCCGCCCAACCATCTGATAATAGAGGCCGGGCGACATTGTGGGACGCAGCAGCGCGACACAATCAATGTTGGGCGCGTCGAAGCCGGTGGTCAGCACGTTAACGTTGCACAGATACTTGAGCGGTGGACGCTCGAAAAGCCGCTTGGCTTGGTTGCCACGGAACCTTGACAGCAGTTCGTCCCTCTCGCCTGTCGGCGTATCGCCGCAGACGAAGCCGCAATCCACGCCATGCTTCTCTTGAAGCACGCGGGCCACGTGACGGCCATGTTTGACGCCGCTGGCAAAGATCAGACAGGCGTGACGATCCTTGGTGCGGTCGACGATCTCGGCGCAGGCCGCTTCGACCAAACCTTCGGCATCCATGAGGCTCTCGACCTCATCCGCGACGAACTCCCCAGCGCGAACGTGCAAGCCGCTCGTGTCGGCCTTGGTCGCACTGGCCTTGCTGACGAGTGGGCTGAGATAGCCGTCTCGGATCAACTCCTTGATGCCGACTTCGTAGCAGACCGCATTGAGAAAATGATCCGTCGCACAGATCGATCCAGAATCCAAACGAAACGGCGTCGCAGTTAGCCCGATCACGCGCAGGTGCGAATTGATAGTCTTCGCGTCGGCCAGGAACTGCCGGTACATCCCATCACCGCCGGCCGGAATGAGATGAGCTTCATCGACCACGATCAGGTCAAACGCATCCAGCTCGCGGGCTCGCTTGTAGATGGACTGGATGCCGGCCACGATCACGCGCTGCGCTGTATCGCGGCGATTGAGGCCCGCCGAGTACACCCCGACCGGCAACTCGGGACAAACCACCTTTAATTTGCCGACCGCCTGCTCGAGCAACTCCTTCACATGGCTGACCACCAACACGCGGCCGTTCCAGCGATCCACCGCATCGCGGCAAATCGTCGCCAGGATTGGCGTCTTGCCGCCGGCGGTCGGAATCACGACGACAGGATTGTCGTCGCGCTCCCGCAGGTGCCGGTAAACGGCGGCGATGGCGTCTTGCTGATACGGACGCAGTTGCATTCGTGTTACTGGTTCTGGGCCAAGGTCAGATAAAGTTGAACGGCCAGTTGTGGCAGATCGTCGAGTCGCACAATCGCGACCCACGGTTGCCGGTTTTGTTTGTGCAGGATGACTGGGATGTTCTCGCCGGCGTCGGCGATGGCCTGGTTCAGCGCGTCATAGAGGCGCAGCGCTTCCGCCCGCTTGACCTCAAAATGCACGCGAACAATCGCCGTGCGAATGTCAGGGGACTCATCGCTGCCGGCATACTGGCAGCCGCGGTTCGCATCCGTGCGAAACAACCTCCTGATTTCCGCGGCCGCCTCGCGCTCGCCACGCTTCCCCTTGTTGCGCGATTTCAATCCCATTGCGTCATCCTGTGAAAAGAGGCGGTGCGGGATTCGAACCCGCAACCATCACCTTGTCGGGACCGCTCTACCGTTGGCGTACCCGCCTCCGCGTCGCGGCTTCTACCCGGCGCGTCGCCACGGCGGCGTCGTATCGACGGCCGCCTGGACCGGCTTGCCTGCCGCCGCTTCCTTCTTCGCGTAGCCCTTGATCTCGTTGGTGATCTCGCCGGTGTCCGCCCGCTTCTTGCACTTCACCGAGATCACCAGCGGCAAGTCATGCAGCTCGACGCTATCGCCCGGAGCCATGACGCCAACGGCGCGGCAGATGGCCGAGAGTTCGGCACGGGCGATCTTCACGGCCGTGGCGTTGGGGTTGTCGAGATTGAGCCGCGCCCAGATGAAGCGGTTTTTGTACTCGCCGTCGATGATCTGGAAGGTCAGTTGCAGGTAGCTGCCCGTGCCCGACTTGTTGGGTTTGACTTCGCTCTCGATGATGACCGCCAGGTACTTGCCAGCGGGAATCGCCTCGAAGTCCGACGCCGGATCGACATCGTTCGCGTTGAAGCCTTTCAATGTTGCCATGCTTGTCGTCTCCTAGAGGATGGTGAAATGGATGGTTCAGACGCTCATCGCAGTGCTGGCCGACATGCCGGCCAGCAACGTGTTCCAATCGAGGGGCAGTTCGCCGTCGAGGTTGTAGCGGTTCTTGGCCACACACGACGGGCCGCCGACGGTGCGCAGCACACGCTCGCCGCCGTCCTTGCCAACGGCGTGGGCGATGGTCCGCTTGCGGCCGAAACCGGCGTCTTCCGTCTGCGTGCGGAATTTCCGCGACGCGAACAGCACCGCGTCGCACCATTCGGTGAGCAAGGCCGCAGCGTGCTTGTGCAGTCGGGGTGAATAGCGGTCGTAAGGGGACGACTCGGGGTCGTCGAACTTCTCCACCTTGGCGTGCGCGATGAGAATCACTGCCATGCAGCGGTCGCGGTGCAGAGCGCTCAAATGGTCGATGAACTGCCGCCACGGGGTCAGGGCATAGATGTAACCTTTGCCGTAGCCACCATCGACCTTCTCAATGGACTTCGCGCCGTAGTCCTGGCAGACCGAATCCCAAATCAACCGTTCAAGCCAATCGAGCGAATCGACCACGACGGATTGGTAGTCGTGCTCTTCGCTGTGCAGTTCCGAGAGCGCGCCCAGCACATCGGCCAGCGACTTGGCCAATGGAAACTTGTGGCAGTCAATTTCACCGAGACCGTCCTCGGTCTGGATGAAGATGGGCTTGGGGGTGCGGGCGGCCAGCGTCGATTTGCCGATGCCCTCGGTGCCGTAAATCATCAGGCGGGGTGGTGCCGCGGCGCGGCCGGATTGAACGCTCTGCAAAAGTCCCATGTCTGTCGTCTCCGTTGGGTGGGTTAGAGAAATGGCAATGGCGGCAGGCGGCCGATTCGGCTCCTTTAAGGCCAACCGTGGCCTGTGATGCGTCTACGCAGCCCGCCTCACCTGCCGCCGCTTGCCCTGCGTTACAGGTAGTCAAAAAACCGTTGTTCTTCGTAGCCGGTGGGCCAGTTGCCGCTCGCAGCACACTCGCGCAGCCGCCGGATCGCCGCTTCGTTTTCGCGCGTGGCGTGCTGCAGCACCTCGTCGGCGATGCGCCAAACACCCGTGCGGAAAGGTTCGCGCTTCTCGATGGCGATGAAAAACGTTGGCATCCGCAAACCGATGCGTTGCCTTAGGACCGCGACATAGAACGCCAGTTGGTGGCAGTAGCCATAACGCCGGGCGTCGGCCTCGAAGTAGTCGATGCTGTCCACCGTCTTCAGGTCGCAGATGGCTCGGTGCGGCGCGAACCAGTCAATGCGAATCTGGCAGGGAACGCCGCAGTACTCGCTCCGCACGACGCCCTCGGCCACGCCGTCCGACAGGAGATCGCGAGCGACCTCGTGCCGCTGAACGCTGTCGGCCATCTGCTGTACGAGGGCGAACTGTTCCGTCGTCAGTACGTCCTTCTTCTGCGCTTCCGCCCAATCAGCGAACGCCTTCGTCGTCGCCCCAAACGGCTGGCCCGTCTTGGGGTTGATCGGTCCGCCCACGGCAAACGCTGCCTGGAAGGCCTCCTTGCCTTCCAGGATCAGCGCGTGCGCCGCCCGCCCCAGCAGATAGGCGGGTCGGTCCTCATTCGGGACCAACCCGCAGCGCTTGCGGAAGTAAAGCTGCGGGCAGCGGCGGAAGTCGCCCAGCAGATGGCTGGAGAGATACTCGCCGCGCTTGGCGTGATAGACTTCCGCCGGCTCATGAAGGAGCACGTCGGACGGAGCTTGCTCGAGAACTTGTTGCGACATTATGAAGCTCGTGAAGAAAATTGCGTGCGGATATCAACGACGACTCGTACCGAACGACCGCGTCAGACGAGTTCGCCAACGCCGGCCTCCCGAAAATGCTGCCGCAGCAATTCCATGCGGCGCTCCATCGTCGTCCGTGTGATGCCCAGCTCACGCCGCACTTCCGTGGGCGTTTGATACTTGAGGCGCTCGCAGATTTCCTGGAGCTCTGCCGGCAGCGAATTCATCGCGCCCTGAACGTCCATTGCCAGGTCGGCCTGGTCGGTGTGGCTGATGCAGGCTTGCCCCCGCCCGGAACGATGCTCTTCCTCGCTGATCGTGGCCCCCAGCTCGGCAAGCTGCCCGTCGCCATCGTCGATCAGCACATTGAGCGAGTGCAGTTCGCAGTGGCCTTGTCGGCGCTGCGCTCGCTGGCGGCGGCGTAGCGATACGGCCGACTGCCGGACCACATGTTTCACGAAGGTGGACCACTTGGATTTCTCGGGGTCAAAGTTGACTGCCTGCTCCAGCAACGCGAGCTGCAGGTCTTGAACTACGTCCTCCAGATCGGAGCGACGGAATGTTCCCTCGGAAACGAGAGCCTTCGCGGTGTTGCGAATGATCTGCGAGGAGAACTTGTCGGTGACATCGGGTGCATGGGTAACAGTCATGGATGGCGCTCCTGGGTTTGTTCAGGCGACGGAGCGACATCAACAAAAACAGCGGATCGACTGTGTGCGCTGCCGTTGTCGGCGTCGCCCACAATCGCCTCCGCTTAGCGGTCAGCAAATTGTCTGGCTGCAAATCTTGAGAAACTGACTCTCTTCGAAAGTGAGTGTCCTGCCCGCAGGCGAGATCACTCGAATTCCAACTCCGCGAGAAACGGCAATCCATCCTGGATTATCAGTTTCTCGATCACGCCGTTCTGCTTTTCTTCCATCAGGTCGAACAGCTCGACGTGCTGTTCCTTGAGGACGAAGTCCGGCGGAACAGCTTTGGGCTTGCTGCGTTTCCCTCCCAGCTTGACTGCCTGCTTGATCTTCGGGGGCGGGTCGATGACCGGCTCGCCGTCACGAACGATCAGGTTGTGCATCGTGCCGTGGATCGTTTGATGCATCCGATGCACCAGCCAGCGCTTGGCTGGCGTCAGGTTCTTGGTGTCAACACTCATTGGTCACAGGTCTCAATGCAACACAACTTCCTCACTTGAAAACATCCGCAAAACAGCGACGAGATGCCCCACATTTTTTTCGATGGCGCAGTCGGTCATCGCGCAGGCGCATACGTCGAGCGCCATGCCGAGGCACGCTGTAATCGAAGGAGCAGAAGAACTACTGGGCGCTTGCGAGCTGAGAAGGGGGTGTCAATCAAGGTCGAGCGGTTTCGGCCCAGCGCCTCTAGGGAATCGCTCGATGACGGATCAGCAGATCAGCGGGACGCGCCGCGCACGGCCACGACCTTGCCGACAATCCGCAGATCCGTCTCCGGGCCGATGGGAATCGGCCGGTATTTCTTCACCGGGCTGTCGGGTTGCAGCTCGATGACGTTTTCACGTAAGTACAATCGCTTCACGGTCGCTTCCCCATCGACGAGGGCCACGACAATGTCGCCGCACTCGGCCAGGGGTTGCTTGCGGACAATCACGACATCCCCGTCGCCGATCCCCGCGTTTTTCATGCTTTCGCCTTCCACCGTCAGCGCAAAGCAACGGTCGCCCTGCGCCAAGTCCTGCTCGACGAGCACTTCGCCGAGGATTTGCTCTTCCGCCAAGACAGGCCAGCCCGCCGCCACGGTTCCAATGAGCGGGATCGGCATGAGCCGAGCCGGCTTGTCCTGGGACTTGCGCACGACGATCAGGCCGCGGGTCTTGCCACCAGCCCGTTTCAGGTAGCCCTTGCGGACCAGTTGGTTCACCTGTTCGTGGGCGCTAGCGGGCGAAATCTCGAGCAAGTCAGCCAGTTCCTGGATAGTCGGTGCGAACTGGTGCCGCCGGACATAACGCTCGACCTCCAAGAGCGTTCGCCGCTGGGGAGCAGTGATTTCGCTCTTGGGCTTGGGACCACGCTTTTTCGGTTGGTTTGGCATCGCTAACCGCTCGAAAACAATAGGGCATACATCGAACAATAGACCTGATAACTTAGCCGAATGAAAATATAGGCATCCGAAAGTGCTAGCACAAGTAGCGGCGGCCAAAATTTCTGAAAAAGTTTTTCCCGGCGCGGGGCATCGCGCGCCCGTCTTGCGGAAGTTAATCAGTAGAGGGACACGTTTGGACCAAATCCGCCCTGGGAAAACTTCATGAATGGGCTGCTGGAGGCAGCGCAGCGGTACGCCGAGCTTGGATATCCGGTGTTTCCCTGCGTCCCCGGCCGCAAAACGCCCCTGACGCGCAACGGATTTCGCGACGCGTCGACGGACGCCGAGCAGATCGAGGCTTGGTGGCAGCGCTACCCAAACGCGAACATTGCGATTCCGACCGCCGGCCTCGTGGTCATCGACGTGGACGGCCCGGAAAACGGCTGGTTGGCCGACCAGCCCGAGCGGCTGGCCGAGTTAGCCTCGGGGTGTTTGGCGATAACACCTGGCGGCGGAAAGCACTACTATTTCCGATCACCGGACGGGATCGCAATTCGTTGTCAAACAGGGCTTGCGCCGAAGGTCGATGTGCGCGCCGACGGCGGGTATGTCCTTGCGCCCCCATCCATCGTGGGCGGGAAGGCGTACCACTGGGTCGAAGGCTTGGAACTCGATCAGCCGCCCGATCGGCAGAAGATATTGCCCGGATGGTTGGCAGAACTGCTCACGGAGCGCATAGACGACGATCGGTCGCCACGAATTGCCTCTGCCGGCGATGCCAATCCGATTCCGGGCGGACAGCGAAATGCAACGCTGGCCCGTTTAGCGGGCGCGATGCGCCGCGTCGGCATGTCGCGGTCGGAGATTTCCGCTGCGCTCAACCAGGCGAATCGCGACCGCTGTTCGCCTTCTCTATCGCCGGCCGAGGTCGAACAAATCGCGGCCAGCGTTGCGCGCTATGCGCCCGACCAAATCTCGGTGGCGGTGGTCGAAAACCATTTTCAGCAAATGGTCGCTGGCAAACCGGGCGAACCGCTAACGTTCGAGGCAATCTCGTCGAAGCAACTCGACGAGAACGAATACGAGCTCGATTATCTGATTAACGGCGTTCTCGTTCGCGGTCAGCCGGGCGTCATTGCGGGTCCGAAGAAAACCCTGAAGACGAACATCAGCATAGACTTGGCGTTATCGCTTTCCTCGGGAGGTCGTTTCCTCGATCACTTCGCAGCCGACCAGGAAGCGCGCGTGGGCGTTATGTCAGGCGAGTCGGGCGCGGCGACGATTCAAGAGACCGCCCGCCGCATCGCTACGTCGAAGGCCAGTCGCCTTCAGGATTTCGCCAACGTGATGTGGTCGTTCGCGTTGCCGCAACTTAACAACGCCGAACATATCGAGGCCCTTCACCGATTCATCACGACGCACCAGCTGGAAGTGCTGATCCTCGATCCGACCTACCTGATGATGCTCGGCCTGGGAAACGACGCCGGCAACCTGTTTGCGGTCGGCGCTTTCCTCAAGTCGCTGGGCGATCTCGCACAGATAACAAATTGCACACCGCTGTTATGCCACCACCTGAAAAAGGGCGTGGCTGATCCGTATGAGCCAGCGGAACTCGACAACATCGCCTGGGCCGGATTTCAGGAGTTCGTCCGCCAATGGATTCTGCTCAACCGCCGCGTGCGCTACGACCCCGACAAAGGCGGGCATCACGAACTGTGGTTGTCGGTTGGCGGTAGCGCCGGCCATAGCGGGCTGTGGGGTCTGAATGTCGAAGAAGGAACGCGACAGGACGCGGGAGGCCGGCGCTGGCAGGTCGACGTGCTGAGTTCAGCGGACGCCTATGCCGAACGAATTGCAGCGGCGAGCGACGCGGCCGACGAACGCAAAGAACTGCAAAAGCAAACGAAGCGAGAGAAACAACGCGCCGCTGTGCTGGCCGCGTTGGAGACGCATCCCACCGGGGAAACCCCGCGGCTCATTCGAGAAGCCGCCGGCATCGGAAACGCGGTCGCCAGCGCGATCCTGTCAGACCTGGTTGACGAAGGAGTAATCGAACCATGCACCGTGCAGAAGAACATGCGCCAAGAGAAGGGTTACAAGCTCGTCGCAACGCCCGGTGGTTCGGTGGTCTAGACCGCCGGTCCAACCACCGAACCGCCGGTCCAGACGGTGGTGGTCCGGCCTATATGTATAGGCCG